ACGAGACTCTGCCATTGCAACTAGGTGCAATGCGATAGTCTGGTTAGCGTCTGCACCAAGAATTAGTGAAACATCCACTTCTTCTGCGTTAGCAAACATGTCGTAACCGTTGATTTTCTGTGCGTCAGAAGCAGCAACACCGTTAGAACCACCACTCATTGACCAAGTGCTTGGCATTGTGATAGGTGTAGCGTTGTAATCTACTCCATTTGCAGCAGGGGTATCCCAATTGGCGTTTGAACCAGAATTGTGGTCCATCCAACGGATGAAGAATGAGCGTCTGTCGATTACATTCTTGTAGTTATTTGTTGAACCGTCTGCATTTAGTGCGAAAGGTGCTTTAGAAACGAAAGCAAACTTCTCGACTACTTCGCCTTTAGTACCTGAAAACTCACCGTCTTCGTCAATGACTGCAACGTGCATTTCGTCATTTGAAGCACCACGCTTCTCTGCGTATGGTGAAGTACCTGGTGCGCCATCAAATGATGTTGCGTATTCCCACTCGAAAGTTGCGTCAGCGGCAGAGATATCGCTTGAGAATCCAGAGTCTAGAGTTGCAGAAGTTCCTGCGGTAATTGCTTCGACTTGGCGAGTCTCACCACCGTAGATTACCAAAGAACCAACTGCTAGATGGTCTTCTGGGTTACCAGAGGTTAGAGTAAGAGTTGCACCAGTAGTTGAAACGTTTACTGTTGAACGGAAAGCAGCGGCAGAAGGACACACGGATACTTTTAGGGTGTTACCCAAAGCACCTGCATACTTAGCAGCGAAATAGCGACCAGAAACGACATTCTGACCACCTTCCCAATTGTTTTCCCAATCTTCATCGTTCTCAATTAGTAGAGCGTCAGAACCAGTGCTACCATCTGTGGTTGCGTTTGCTTGACCTGTTTGTGCTACACGAACGATTTGTAGTGAGTTACCGTATGCAAGAAAGTTTGCAGCGGTAAAGAAAGAAATTGCGGTTGAGTTGGTTGGTTTACCGAACATATTTGCAACTGAGTCTTCGTCACCAAGCAGTTTACGCTCCATGATTGGACCCCATGCAAATTCTCCAGCAATACAACCACCTGTTGCCGCAACTGCGGGTACTACGGTTGTCAAGTCAATTTCACTGACATTAACACCTGGACTTAGTTGAAATGGCATATTTCATTCTCCTTTTTAATGTATTTGTGTTTGAAGAATATGGTTAGTCAAATTCTTATTTAACATTATTATTTAGTATTCTTCAGTTTTCTACCTATTACCAATCATTGCCCCATTTTAGTTCTGTGTCTGTTGACCACACTTGACCACTTGAATCTTTATAAGTGGTTTCTCTGTTTATGCCATCTTCAATAAAACCAAACGGAGTTAATTCTTCATCAATCATTTCACGATTGTAATCCTCTAATTTCCTACGGAAATCCATATCTGTTAGTTCTCTGAAATACTTTTGTGTCGTCATCCATGAGAACAACACTAAGCACATCACAAGGTCATCGTGAGAACCTGATTCTGCTTCATATGATTGTGACTTCGCCACAAACGTATTCAACTCAGACACGATATCAAAATCTTGCACTATCAACTGGTCAGATATAACCAAATCCTTTAGGGTTGAACATCCCATACGTTTAACGTACTTAGAGGTTTTTACACCAAAAGCAACATTTTTACCGAATCCAGTACCAATCTGTTGCCCTGCACGACCCATTTGTGCAACACTTAAAATATTCTCGTACTCAAACTCCCCATGAATAATATCTGCGACTTGTGCGCCCACATCATTCACTTCAACGAGAATATATGCATCATTATACTTCTTTGCTGCCCCTACAACTACCCTTGGATATAGTAGTGGCGAAATCTCTTTGTTCCTATATTTACATACAACTTTATATGGTAATTCTGAAATATCAAAAATCACAAAGGCAGAATAATCTGCACCAGTACCCCTTGATGTGTCAACGACCATTGCGTATGCTCTATCTTGGTGTGGTTCATCATAGATTGAAGTTCCATCACTAACATATTTAGGTTTCTCATAAGTTAGAGAACGGAGTTTTGAACCTGGTATCAAAGTATTTGAAGAACCGACAAACTCACATTCAAATTCTACACGGAATTGGTCTTCACTAGTGTTAGCAATCTGTTCGTCACGCCATTTAGCATCACGACCTGGAATGTCACTCCAATGAACATCCACCCTCTTATATGTATTTCTCTTCTTCTCGCTATCAGTCCACAATTTGTAGAACATGTTAAGACCATTTGGTGTAGAAGTAATCAACACCTTTGTAGTCTTACCAGAAGAGATTGTTGGGTACACAGACGCAAAGAATTCATCTTGCAAGTTTGCAGGAATGAATGCAAATTCGTCTAGGTAAATTAGGTTAAATGAACCACCACGAATCGCAGAGGATGATGTGGCAGAACTCAAAATCTTAGAACCGTTTTCTAGTTCAATATTAC